GCTGAACAGGCGGTGCTCTGGGATGAGCTTGCGCCGCATGCCCTGGCGAGCCACACCTTGACGCCGGAGACGGCGCTGGCCTTCCGCGACTTATTGGAGGCCATTGTGGTCAAGCGCGCGCTCCTGGCGCGAGTGGAGTCGGATGGCCTGGTCTACATCAAAGTTACGGTCGACGGCACAGGTGCGGAGCATCAGGAGTTGAAGTCGCACCCGTTGCTGGTGCAGTTCCGGGGGCTGATGCAGCGGGTTGAGGCGGGGATGGCGCGGTTCCGGTTGACACCTGACGGCAAGGACCACGGCGCGGTAGTTGTGCCGCAGGAGCTGTCCGCGCTTGAAAAGCTGCAGGCGCAGGCACAGCAGATGCGGAGGGTGCGATAGCTCATGCTTTCGGTGTTCACCCATCGCGTTGACCGCTACGCACAGGCCGTGACGGCGAAGCCTCCGCTGATTGTGACAGGCCCCTACGTGCGGTTGGCCTGTGCCCGGCACATCAAGGATCGTCGGTTGGCGGCGCGGAAGGCGGGGCATCCGGGCGGGTATTGGTTCGACGAGGCAGCGGCGGATCACGTCATCGACTTTTTTGAGACCGTGCTTCGTCTGCCCGACACGTTAGACGCGGATGGCGATCCGATCCGGTTCCTGTTGACGCCGGCCAATGCGTTCATTGTGGGGTCGATCTTTGGGTGGAAGACGCGCGAGGGCTGGCGGCGCTACCGTGAAGCGTATATCGAGATGGGGAAGGGCAACGCCAAGACGCCGATCGCCGCTGGCATCGGTCTGTACGGGCTCACGATGGACGGCGAGCAGGCGGCGGAAATTTACTCGGCGGCGACCGGGATGGACCAGGCGAAGCTCTGCTGGTTGGACGCGCAGCGCATGGTGAACGCCTCGCTTGAACTCGCGGCCATTATCCACCAGAGCCTGAATAATCTGGCCTACGAACCCGCGATGTCCTTCTTTCGGCCCGTCTCGAACGAGAAGCGCGGGAAGTCGGGGCCTCGCCCGCACATGTGCCTGATTGATGAGCTGCACGAACACGCGGACGCCGTGATTGTTAACAAGCTCCGTGCGGGCGCGAAGCGTCGGAAGCAGCCGCTGTTCTTTGAGATCACGAACTCGGGCTTTGATCGCACCTCGATCTGTTGGCAGCATCACGAGCACGCGCGCAAGGTGCTGGAGGGCATCATTGAGGATGATCGGTTCTTCGGCTATGTCTGCGCTTTGGACACAAAGGATGATCCACTGACGGACTCGGCCTGTTGGATCAAGGCGAACCCAAACCTGGGGGTGGTGATTCAGCCAGCTTATCTGGAGCGGCAGGTAGAGAACGCCAAGAACATCCCTGCCGAAACAAACACAGTGCTCCGGCTGAACTTCTGTGTCTGGACGCAGGCGCATTCGGCCTTCTTCGATCGCGGCAAGTGGGATGCCTGCCAGGTGGCGTCTGACGCAGAACTGGTGGGGCCTTGCTACGGTGGGCTCGACCTGGGGCAGTCGGACGACTTCACGGCGTGGGTGCGGATCTGGATGCTCACCGATGGTCGCGTGGGTGTGCGGTGCCGATTTTGGGTGCCTCGATCGGCCCTAACGAAGTATCCCGAGCGCCCGTATGATCAGTGGGAACGATCTGGGCTGCTGACCGTGACCGAGGGTGACACGACGGACATGGATCTCGTGGAACAGGCGGTCATCGTGGATTGCCAGGATTCCGGCGTGCTCCAACTCGCCTACGACAAGCGGTTCGCTTCACAACTGGCGCTGCACGTCCAAGGTGCGGGCATTGTGTGCGTGGACACCATGCAGGGGTTCTTCCTCAACGAGGCGATCCGGAAAGTGGCCGAGTGGGTTGTGAACGGCGATTTGTGTCACAACGGACACGCGATCCTCGGGTGGATGGCCGATAACGCCGTGGTGGTGGTCGGGCGCCAGGGTGATCTCCGTATCGACAAACAGAAAGCGAAAGAGAAGATTGACGGGATCGTGGCGCTGACGATGGCGGTATCGCGCACGTTGACAGCTGAGCCGGAGTCGGTCTACTTGACGCGCGGCGTGCGCACGCTAGGGGATTAGGTCGGAGGACGGCTATGGCACAAGGTGTACGGTATGACGCGACGGTGGGGCGATTCGTCGCAGCGGAGATCACGGATCCGCTGTCGCAGCTCGTGATCTGGCCTGGGCGCGTCGAGCCTGGTCAGTTCCGGCGGGTGGTGCATGTGTTGGAGATCGAGCCGATGCCTCGCACGCCCGGCTGGCACCAGCCTGTCCTGACCGGCCGGCGCTTTTCGTATCTGCGCCTTCCGGGGTGGCTGGGGCGTCTCGTGCGCGCCTGGTATGGTGTGCGATGAGAGGGTTCATCCGTAGTACAGGCCTCGACGGTCGGGATATACTCGGCGGCGCAGGGTTCTGTGCCCTGCTCTACGGGCTGGCGTCCTGGTGGCCGCCGGCCGCGTGGATGGTCGGTGGCGCGTTGGTGCTGGTGGTGGCCCTCTGGCCCGACCTGCGGCGGCGCAGCCCCTAGGGAGCCGTCATTATGGGTTGGCTGTCACGCCTGCTGACTCCGTCCCTGCAGGCGGCCGTGCCCCCGCCCGACGACAGCTTCTGGTATCAGCCCATCGGGACGATGACGCCGGCCGGGGTGCGGATTGACGCGGACGGCGCCAAGAAGATTAGTGCCTGGTATCGCGGGCGGGACATCCTGGCCACGACCCTGGCGATGCTGCCGTTGCCGCTGCTTGAGCGGTTGCCGGATGATGGCGGCGCCACCCCGGCCAAGGCCCACCCCCTCTACGACATCCTCCACGATCAACCGAACGGCTGGCAGGATTCGTTCCAGTGGCGGCGCATGTCGATGTACCACCTCATCGACCACGGCAACGCCTACAGCCGGATCGTGTCGGGGGGGCGGGGGATGGTCGACCAACTCTGGCCCATCATGCCGTGGTTCGTGACGCCCGACCAGAAACCTGACGGGACATTACGCTACCTGGTCCGCGATCCCAAGACGAGCCTCGTGACGACGTTGATGGATTGGGAAGTCTTCCACCTGCGCGGGGCGTCGGACGATGGCATTGCGGGCAAGGGCATCCTGGAATATGCCCGAGGGAGTTTGGGCACGGCCTCGGCCACGGAGAGTTACGCCGCGCAAATCTTCTCACGGGGGGCGTTGAATGGGGGGGTCATTCTCCACCCAGGTCTCCTGAATGATGAGGCGTCCAAGCGGATGGCGCGGTCGTTTCGGACGGATCCGGGTGATTGGCACATTCCGAAGGTGCTCGAACAGGGCTCGACATGGGTGCCGAACGACCTCACGCCCGAAGACGCGCAGATGCTGGCGAGCCGCAAGTACACCGTGGATGACATCGCGCGGTGGCTGGGCGTGCCGCGCATGATGTTGGAAAACAGCGACCCGTCGTTTGGCAATGCCGAGCAGTTCGACCGCAACTTCATCGCCTACACCCTCGGCCCCTGGCTGTCGCTGTTCGAGTTCGCCATCAACGACCAACTCGTGATTGCCTCGCGCAAGTATTTCGCGCAGTTCACGCGCGAGGCGCTGGTGCGCGGCGATCATGCCGTGCGGTGGCAGGCACACATCGGGGCGGTCAACGCGGGCATCAAGTCGGTGGACGAAGTGCGCGGGGTGGAAAACTTGAACGCGCGTGGCGGCAAGGCGGATGAGTTGCGCGAGCCTCAGAACATCACGGGCAAGCCGGCGGTGGACGCCGAGAAGGAGCCCGAGCCCGAGAAGGCCGCGCCGATGAAGCCCCCGCCGTTCATGCCCCCGGCCGAGGACAGCGAGCAGGCGCGGGCGATTGCCCAAGCGGCGGCGGCGCGGCTCTTGCGGAAAGAGATGGCCGCCGTGCAGAAGTATGCCGTCAAACACGCGAGCGATGAGGATGCGTTCGTCGTGGCCGTGACGGAGTTCTACGTGGCGCACATCGAGTTGGTGTCACTGACGCTGCAGATGACGCCGGTCGAGGCCGAGGCGTATTGTGCGGGGCAGGCGAACCAGGTGTGCAACGGGGATTGGGTTGAGGCGCTGACGCGGTGGAAGACCGACGACTACGCGGCCGGACTGGCAGGCATCGCGCTGGACAGGGAGATCGGGCCATGAAATACGCGCGCATCATCGGATACGTGGCAGGCACACTCTGGGCGATCACGCCGGGGAAGTGGCGCGAGCTGCTGGGGGTGCTGGCCTTCCGCGCGGCGGGCCACGAGTGTACCGCCGAGGAGATCCACGCACGTATCGGCGGCGACGACAACGAGGGGCCTAGGCTCTCGACACAGAATCAGGTGGCGGTGATTCCGATTCGGGGTGTGCTCGCGCACCGGATGGGCAGCATGGAAGAGTCCAGCGGCGGCGCGTCGGCTGAGCACATCGGGGCCATGCTCGCGCAGGTGGCGGCCGACGACAGCATCAAGACCATTGTGTACGACATCGACTCACCCGGAGGCACCGTGCCGGGGATTCCTGAACTGGCTGCGCAGATGTTCGCGCTCCGCGGGGTCAAGCGGCAGGTGGCCCAGGTCAACGACATGGCCGCGAGCGCGGCGTATTGGCTCGCGTCTCAGGCTGACGAGATCGTGAGTTTGCCGAGCGGGAGCGTGGGGAGCATTGGTGTCTTTTCGGCGCATGAAGACCTGAGCGCGGCGCTCGAGAAGGAAGGCATCAAGATGACGCTGATCTCGGCGGGCAAATACAAGGTGGCTGGCAGCCCCTTCGAGCCGCTGAGTGATGAAGAGCGGGCGGTCATCCAGGCCCGCGTGGATGATGCCTATGGGCAGTTCGTCAAGGATGTGGCTAGGGGACGTGGCGTCACGCCGGCGGCGGTGCGGGGCGGCTTCGGCGAAGGGCGGATGCTGGACGCCAAGGCGGCGAAGGCGGCCGGGATGATCGATCGGACGGGGACGATGGATGAGACGCTGGCCCGACTGACGGCGCGGTCGACACGGGCGAGCGCGGGTGGGATGCGCGGTGAGGATGAGGCCCCGGCGGTCGTGGCTGTGGTAGACTCGGCGGTGCCGGCGGTGGCCGTGCCCCCGCTTGTCGAGAACACGCCGGCGCGGCGGATGCGGATCATGTAGGTTGAGACGCACCTATGGCAGCACCCCGACAGTTTGACGAACCCTCTACCGCGTTCATCGTGATGCGGGTGACGTTGACGCAGCAGCGGGAGATCCGGCAGGTGGCGCGCGAGAATCGGTTGACGGTGAGTGAGGTCTTGCGCGAGGCCACGGATGAGTTCGTGGCCGATTACCGGGAGTCGCATCCGGTGTTCCGGCGCAAGCGAGACGCGCCCTGAGTTTCCTGATTTTCTTCCAACCGTAGTACACCCTCCAAACCCTGATTTATACTGCCCTCGTTCGCGGGTTCCATTGAAACCGCGTGCAGACCTCCGCGCCTGAAGATGTCACGGCGCGTGCCCGGTCTGCGCGCGGTTTGTCGTGTACCGCACATCGAGGAGACCAGAGCTATGGCGAGCGCATTTCTGACCATGCGGCAGGCGCGATTCGAGGCCAAGGCAGAGGCCTTGAAGATTCTGGAGACGCCCGCTGCCGACCGCACACCCGAGCAGGACGCTCGCCTCGTGGCGTTGGAGGCCAGCATCGCCGTGCTCGACACGGACATCGACCGTGCCTCGAAGCTCATGGAGCAGGACCGCCTCGCGCCGTCCACCGCTCCCCTCGTGGTCGGCCCCGACCACGCCAGTGAGCGCCCGTGGGGGCCGCGGCTGCCCGACCACGCCACCGACGCCACCCGCGCCCAGGTGCGGAAGGCCGGCTTCGGCGAGTGGGCCATCGCCGTCCGCAACGCGGTCTCCGGCATCGTCATCGACCCGCGCCTGCACGCAGCGGCAACCGGGATGGGCACCGCGATTCCGTCTGACGGCGGATTTCTCGTGCCGATCGAAGTCGCAGCCGGCATCGAGCGCGACATGTTCGCGGGCGGCGAGCTGCTGAGCCGCGTCGACGTGCGGACCATCGGCTCCGACAACATCGCGTACAACGTCATCGACGAGACGAGCCGGGCCAGCACGCGCATGGGTGGCGTGCTCGCGTACTGGGTGGACCAGGGCACGGCGGCCACGGCGTCGCAGCCGAAGTTCTCGCGCGTCGAGATGAAACTGCGGAAGGTGGGCACGTTGGCCTACATGACCGACGAACTGGTGGCCGATGCGCAGGCGCTGGGCGGCGAGCTCGAGGCGCTGTTCGCGGAGGAGTTGACCTTCGCCGTGGAAGACGCCATCACGGAAGGCACGGGCGCGGCCATGCCGCTGGGCTACCTCTCGGCCCCCTGCCTCGTGTCGGTGGACAAGTCCTCTGGCCAGACCGCGGCGACCATCACCACGGCGAATCTCTCGGCCATGTGGGCGCGGATGCACCCGCGCGACAAGTCCAATGCGGTGTGGCTCATCAACGGCGACTGCGGGCCGCAGCTCGATGTGCTGAGCATCCCGGCGGGCACCTCGGCGCTTGAGCCGCGCTTCGTGAACTACTCGCCGGCGGGCATCCTGACGATCAAGGGCCGCCCCGTCATCGAGGTCGAATACAACGCGACGCTCGGCACGGTGGGCGACATCGTGCTCATCAACCCGAAGAAGTACCGGCTCATCCGCAAGGGCGGCGTGGAGCAGGCGTCG